TTGGACAAACAGAGTAAAAAGGAAAAATATTTAAAGAAATTATTAGGAAAACATGCAAAAGCACAATCTGCGGATAAATCTCTTCAGCAGATTAATAATTTGCAAAATATTCTAGAAGACCTCGTAACAGCTTTTCCAGAAGGCTGTTTCTGCCCACCAGCAGCAGAAACCGTGGAACAAATTGAAAATGCATTAGATGATTTAGCATTGTGGAGTATGTCTGCCTTGATTCCTACCAGTTTGAAACAAAAATTACAAGATACAATTACTGCCGTAAAGGATCAATTGGATGCAGATCCATTTTCATGCTGTGACACAATCAAAGCATTACAAGCATTTGCATTTGTTTTACTACAAGTAGTAGATCAACCTCTGGTTGGTATTCCCTTCAAAGTTCACTTACTAAATTTAGTGCAACAATTACAAGCTCTTTTTGCTGATTATGTAACTTGTCTCGCTTGTATACCAGGACCTACTGGTGCGACTGGACCTCAAGGTAACACTGGCGTTCAAGGACCTACTGGTGCGACTGGACCTCAAGGTAACACTGGCGCTCAAGGACCTACTGGTACTCAAGGGGCTACGGGAGCCACTGGCTTTTTATCACGAGTATATGGTAATTTTTGGTCCCCAATCGCTACAGTAAGTATTCTTCCCAATTCTATTATTCCATTGATCACTGCAAATCCAGATAATACACCAGGCTTTGTATTGAACAACTGGCAAGTTACGGTTCCTGAAGATGGCGTATACTTGATTAGTTATCGCGTTACCACTACAATTAATAATGCAATGTCATGTACTATCAGAAGAAATGGAATTAATCTACCAGGCACATCTTCTTCCTCTGACAGCGCACCAGACGGAAAATCTAGCAATACCATTACTACTTTTGCTCGACTGTCAGCAGGAGATGTAGTTGATATCTTCAGACTATTCGGATTTGACCCCCAATCAATAGCCAGTTCAGCAGATACTATTTTCACAGTTCCAGCTTTCCTTACACTCATTAAAATTGCTGAATAATGATAAATTCCGTTAAAAAAATTGGGGTTAGCTCATAATATATAGGTACTTTTTATATTATCGACATAACGAAAATAACCCCATATGTAAAGTTTCAGGTGATTGAGAAACTTCCTTTGAATTAGAAAAGGCGTTGAATCTAACCGCCATCTTCAACGCCTTTTTTACATAGGAGTTTCGTGAAAAGAATCTCCGTATGAGAAATATGTTGAATGAGCATCGTATAACGTAGTAACTACGAATTACATTTCATTCTACTTCCCACAAACAGCACGGATAAACATTCATACATCCAATATTATTGTACGTATATAAACGCTGCGTTTGCAGTTACACAATATGTTTTGTCTTTACTATTGTGTACCTTATACTGCCGTGAACCATCCACCATGATTTTCTCATCAATGGTAAAGCCTTCTCCAACATTCACTATCCCCGCAACGTCTCCATCCTTCCACGACGGTTTGTTGTAGAATCGAAGGTTATCTACTTTAGAAACAACACGTTTTCCTACAATAGAAGAAGAGTCTTCTTTGTAACGAATGTAAGATGAATCATAGTAAATCCACTGATTTCCACCAAGGTTTAGCCAATTTCCTAATTTACCCCATACTTTATAAGATTCACCGTTTTGTAATTTACGAATAACGCTATTGCTTGTGGATGGGCCAGAACGAAGATTTACATTGTATCCATCGATATACGCTACTCCTACTTCATTGATAACACCAGGTACTTCGTTAGGTTGCTGTGGTTTTGCTTCAACTGAAATAGAATCTCCATTATATGCTTTTAATACATCAGCACGGAATTTTGATTCTGAAACGCCATGGCTTTTTAAGTAACCTAATGGGTCTTCATGATCTGTTCCACCAAGGTGATGTGTTACATCGCTATGTGTCCATAATCCTTTTTCTACAGCTATCTTGTTATCTTTCAAAATTTCCGCTAAAAGTTTTACATATTTTTCATAAGAACGTTTGAATTTTGTATAGTCCGCTGTTTCGCATAATTCTACATGTACAAAGCGTTTATTCGCAGCAGGTCCACCGCCATAAGCAATGTACTTTGTATCTGCGATTTGGATTGTTTCGTCCCAATCGACTGCATAGTGAACAAATGCATTTCTCCATGTACGAGACTCATATTTTTGAATGTTAATAGCGGGAGCTTCTGGAGTGGCTGTAGAATGAGCTACAACACCCTCATATGCACCGACACCATATCTATATCCTTGCTTCGGTAAATCTGAAATAATCATTTCTCTATCTGCAAAAACACTTCCTACAGATATTAATAGAATAATAGAAGCCGTTGCGACTGAACTTAATACTCTAATAGATTTTTTCATTTTTCATCACCATTCCCCATGATTTTTTGTTTAATATCTGATACATCTTTTGAAAGTGAACCAAATGCTTTTGCCTGCTCTTCGATGACCGCTTGGTTTTTTTCAATTACTTTTTGGTACTGCTCTTCACGCTGCTCATTCTTTTTTTGCGTAGTAAAAAGCATCCACACGAATAACGCTGCGAATGCTCCTTGTTGAACCATTGAATTAAAAATTGCATCCTCCATTGTTCTCATCCCAGAGAACCAATAAAAAAAGAGTAGCAAAATTACCCCTATTTTTTATCAAAGCCGTATTTTGTTCAAAATAAAAAAGCCTGCTGCTGCACGCTTGTCTTTAAAAGTCGTCTTTTATTTCTTTTTTTAATTAGATTTATGCTGTAGTATCAAAACGGTAATGCGTTCTTTGTTGGAAAATCTCTCCTGTTTGAGCTATATAGCCGTTAGAAATATAATTTGAGTAAATTTTAGTTTGTAATTCCGCCGTCTTATTAAAATAAGTTAGGTTTCCTTCTTTATTTTCTTTTCTTTTTGTTTCCCAATCAATCGTAACACCGTTTCCAATAACGAAAATATTTTCAACGTCAGGATACTTAATTAATTCTGTTGTTTGTACGGTTAAATCTTCATCGCCGACAACGCTATTGAAAAACCCCTCTTTAAAGATGTATTCACCTGTTGTATCTTTTCTACTTAACGATAACGAACCTATCATACACTCTCTTAAATTTACAGGTCTTTCGAATTTTACGGAAACATCGATTGTGTAACCATTCTTGTTAACCGTATGCACTTTACGAACTGTAGCAGTATGAATGAGATCCCCTTTTGTAACTTGTGTATCTTTGTATAAAAATGTAGTTTGAACCATACGAAACTCGCCACCAACTAATGTAGTAACTTCGGTAGGTGCAACTTCTTTATCATCCATAAACATTCTTACAGTTTGCAATATTTCATCCCCGTGCGCTTCTCCACCCATGTAATCAGTTACGCCATTTTCACGAACCATCAAGTCTTGAGTAGCTGCTGTATAAAACTCACGAATTAATTGATACGACAATTTGTTATTCTTTTTGTATTCAGAAGCGTTTTTGAAACTCCAAACTTTAACATTACTAGTTTTATCCCCCTCTATATAGGGTTTTTCTGTATACCTAAAATTGTAACCTACATAATTCATTCCAGTACCTTTCGTGAATACAGATAAATCCTTCGCTGTCTTCGATAAAACGATACATTCTTTATCATTCATTACTTCCTCTAATTCTACGTTAGAAGCAATGCGATCATGCGAAATGAATGATATCAAAAGTAATTTATCGTCATCAGCAAAACTACCTTTCGGTATCGTAGTGCCGGTAATCGTTCTAGTCTCAATATACGTTTTTTGGTTTGGAATATCGAACGCCAAAGTCTCATATTTTTTTAGGGTTACCTTACTTGTTATGTCATTTATATATTTAAATGATCCCCCTCCAGCAAAGTATCCTAAAGATACGGTTGGTGGAAAAACCTCTATTGTATCTTTATTTACAATTCTGTACTTTAACTTTCCAAACACACTTGTATGTCCCTTTGTAATCCTATTATCTATTTTTGGATATTTAGGAACAAGCTCATCAAGATTCGCTTCTATCTTTAGTTTTTCATCGATGTTTTCTTTTACGTCTTCGAAAAGTTTATCAATTTTTGAAATATATGATTCAGAAACGCCTGTTGAATCAACCTCTGCGTTCGCCAATACGTTTAATACAAAATCTTGCGTCGTTGCTCTTATTATTTTATCTTTTTCGATAGAGAAAAACGCTCGTTTTGCTTTACCGGCATATCCGAATGTTTCGACTGGGAATGTATATTCAAAATTTCCTTTTGTGGCGTCAATTACTTTAATGCCTTCGCTATCTTGTACTAATGAATTATCAGGCTTTAAACATTCGAAAAACACTTTATTACCTGTTAAATTATACGGCGCTCCATTATCAATTACATAAACGTCAACTATATTACTAGCTTTATCACCTACCCTTCCAGTGACAATTGAATTGAGTTGAGCGTATTGTGTTTTATTTACGTCTAGAATTAATTTAGTTTTCATAAGCGAGTTCTTCTCCTTTGTACTCAGATTCATCAATTCTGATCATGTTGTCCACGCTTGTTTCTTCTGGAGTTTCACCAGCCATATCAAAGATACTTGATCTTGCTCTCGCTGATCTCGCTAACATAGGACGAACTGACAATTCTTCCTCTTTTACAATCTTAATTTCATAAGAAAATGAAATATCATTATCGCTTTCAACAATGAAGTATTTTGCATTACGTTCAGAAACCCAAATATCACCACGTCCATACTTACTAATAAAAACATGGTAATTACTTGTTTCGTTTTGGAAGAATATAGGTAAATCAATCTGAACTTGTCCATTCGTAGTTTCATCTTCTCCAATGTGGGTAAAGGTTTCGGAAGAACTCATTACACTAGACATTTCTTTAGTTGCGTTAACTGTTGCTAACGATCTAACTAAAGTTTGTGGTTGATCTATATTGTTATTAACTAAAGTTCTATTTACAGAAGTATTCACTATCGACCAATTATGCATGTTCAATTCACCGTACGCATCTAAATTATTTTTAGCTGCTACAGTGAACACTTCATAGAAACTGCCATTAACCGCATAACATAACATCAATTTTGTTGCACTGCTTACTGCTAATGAAGAAGCAGATGTCCTAAAAACACCATTGTTAATAATGTTTGTACCCATTCCATCTAAACCTATACCACCATTAGCGTAAAAGTAACCATGTGAATATGAATAATCACCACGAACACCTGCTACAGTAATTTTAGCGTCTCCATTTAACCGTGCGAAGTCGATGCCTTGATCAGAAATGAGCGCTAACCTTTTATCGCCGCCTTCGTATAATAATTCTTGAATGTAATTTCTTGCCCTTTTATCTGTGCTAGCATTAAATACAACTTTAGTCCCATTCGTCATTAAATCTTTCCACAAGTGATTGCCTGAAATGCCATAAACACTAGGATTATCAACGATTTCGAAATAAGGATTATATACGTTATCGCCCGCGTATACTGATAAACTTAAAAACCTATTTGGCTGTATGGCTAGTGACATTCCTTTAAAGCTAAGGTTGTTTATTTTTTGTTGATAACCGACAAATCCAATTTTATTCTCAGAATCATCGAATACAGCGAGTTGTCCTATATCGTTTAAGAGCATTCGTCTTTTTCCATTAACTCGAGACTCTAAACCTTCAGGTAGTAATTTAATTGTATTTCCATATTCGTTAAATCCAACTTGGACCATTGACGCGTTTAGTTTACCTGTCGTTATAAAGTCAGCTACAATTGAACCGTCCATTGTCATTGCTAATCCATATGGGCCATTAATACCTGTGGAAGAATAACCTAAACCATTGATATTCCATTGCCATACTTTTTTTGCTGTTGATTCCTTTTCTGTATCCATAATTAAGATACGTTCTGGATAAATACGAACATGACCACCAAAACCACTGTTAATCAAATCCGTAGCACGATCTTTAGCTTTTTCTAAAAAACTAGTTTCTAAGCCATCTAAGTTATCTTGCATTCTATCTACTTTGTTAGCCACATCAGTAAAAGACTCTTTGTAGTTTCCTAATGTAATATCAGTATATTCATCGTTTAAGGGGTCATATTTATAAGATACAACTTTAGCTTTAACGTCAATTCCTTCTTCTAAATGCTGCACAGTTACTGTATCGCCCATATAAACACGTTGTAATACAGCTAAATCTTTGTATTCTTCTGTTTGTGATAACTCCTGGAATTTAATTTTATATGTCGCTAAAGGTTGATCCACATGCTGATTATTGAACATTGCTACTGCAAGAGCACGCAATTTGTTCAATGCATCCGGTAGTGGTAATGCATCTTTGTCGTTAATGGCATCGCCTATTTTAGCTTTAACTTCAGGGAAATCAATCTTTCTAATTTTAGGATTAACATACTTATCAACCAACGGACTAGTAACATACTTTTCTGGTAATAGTAGTTCATTTGCGCCTTGTGGCATTATCTTTGTAATAGGGGATTGCCAATCCACATCCGCTTCATATCCTAATAAATCTTTTTTATGTTGGATTACAACACCGCGATCCCTACCACGTCTAGCTAACATTCGAACGTTGAAATTGTCTCGTAATAGCTCGCCGCCCCAACGGTTTAAGAATGAGTTATCTTGTCCATTATCCAATAAGAATTCTACTGGGTTTTTTCTAACTAATCGTGCATTTGCCATGCTCCCAATATCGCTATAAAAATCAAATTTAGTTGGATATTGTAGAGCCCCTTTAACTTGATCTAAAGCCCCAAATCCTGTTTTTCCTACTATATTTGTATCTTCGATAAAGTTATCTACTAAATCATAAAAAATGTGATAACAAAACACTTGCACTTCACCATTAGTTGGATGTGGATTTGCCACACGAAATAATTGATCTCCATCAGGAGTTGATGCTTTGATTAAATATTGTCCATCTATTTCTAATCCATGCGGAGCGAAGAGAGGATACTTAAACCTTAGTGTATAAACACCATTCAAAATTTCCTCAATTTCAGCTTCATAGATATTATTATCAAGAATACCTATACCATTGTGGGTAAAGTCTGTTTCGTTAGGTTTATAAAGTATAATCAAATGTATCGCCACCTTGTTTCTATATCGATTTTAGATACACTCCCTGACCACGATATCGCATTTTCTCCTTCTTTAAATGTAGGGAACTTCCCAACCATTTTGTCATTCATAGGAGTTGTATTGTAGTAGCATTCCATTAAATCAGAATCAACAATAACAAAAGAATTAACGTTTTTTACTTGGAATGAAATGCCGTTGATTTGTATTGTTATATTTCCTGTTCCGTAAATCGTTAATTTCGGTAAAGAATGTAATGTACCTTGATTCATAATCGTAATGGGATTTGTTATTGTAATTGGCTGTTCAATAGCGTACTCATATGGATCAGCTTTAAATAGAACTTCGAACTTACCGTATTCTTCTATTTCGTTATCTATATCTCCAATTTCAACTGACTTTATCTTTCTATAAACATAGTCGTCAGTGAATGAAACAATCTTAGCGCTCATTATCCACGCTTTTATTTTTCTTAATAAAGGTTTGATATTTTCATCTTCAAGTAAATTAAACTTAACTGTAAACTCAACATCTTCATAACCTTTTTCTTTTGTTAACGCCCCATTTTCTCTTCCGTCAACATCGATAAATTCAATTTTCTTTTTAGAAGTCGGTATGTTAGGGCGCTCTACCATACAAAGATGGTAGTCTTGCCCTAACCTTTCATTTATTCGAATATCAACCACGTCGCGCCCCCCCTATACCAATATTTAATGATTGCCCTTTCTTAACGAACCAGTCATCGGCTTTTTCAAACATACGATCAATATCCCGTTCATTATTAATTGTGTTATAAAAATTAATTTCAACAGGACCACTACCAGTTGGTTGAACAATCGGTTGAACTGCTCTTGTCGCTAATGTGGACAGATTAGAAGCGATGTTATCTTGTTTATTTATTCCATATAAATTTAACTTTTTAAAGGTATCGTCCACCATGTTAGAAATATTGTTGAAAGCGGATTGCAACACATTATCTTTGTTCGTATTATTGGTTGGAGCATTATAAAAATCTTTAAAAATCTGCTCTCTGAAACCAGCTACTTTCTTACCTATCTCCAACCACTTTCCAGACTCTACAAATTCCTCTTCTAATATCTTTTGAAAAGGATCTCCACTCTCTAATACACTACGAATATAACGAGCAACAGGATTATTCTCGCTCATACCACTATTAACATCATAACCTTCAAGCTCTTTACCGACTTTTTTAAGTGCATCCCTCATGTCTACAGGTAAATGGGTAATCCAATCATTAAGATAGTCACCATCTTCCAGTATTGCTTCAAAATAGCTCCGAAGAGGATTGTTATTCATCATTCCGTTTATAGCGGAATTATTGAACGCACCTAACGTGTTTTCTAATACGGAATAGACCGAAGTCGCTAAGTTTTTAGCAGCTGCAAGAACCGTCGATACAGATTGTTCCATACCAACAGCAAGCCCGGCACCAATTTGTTTACCAACTTCATCACGCATGAGCCGAGAAGGTGAATGGATATCAAAGAAACTTGTAAATTTATCTTTAATTCCGCTCCCGATTTCTGTGACTTTATCCCACACTTTTCTTGCCATAGATCCTATGCCGTCAATTAACCCCTGTATTATATTTTTACCGATAGTTAATAAATTCACTTTTTTAAGGTTATCGACTATTTTAGGTATGATGTCCGTAACAACTGTTGACCCTAATTGTCCTACCATACTGACAATCCCTTTTATTAAAGCCCAAATCAATTGAACACCAGCTTCAAGGATTTTAGGCAGATTCCTAATTAATTCTCCTGCCAAAGTAACAATTAACTTTAATGCTGCTGCAATTAATTGCGGTATGACTTTTACGATCCCAGCAATCAACATAAGTAAAATTTTCACACCAGCCTCGAGTATCTTCGGTAAGTTCGCAATTAATGTGGATGCTATTTTGACAATTAAATCTAATGCTGCATTAATAAGCTGCGGTAACACTTGTACGATACCATCAATAATGGCCATTAAAATCTTTACACCGGATTCAATTATCTTAGGTAAGTTTGCTAGTAAAGTATCCGCGACTTTAGTTATGAGATTAATTGCTAAATCAATAAGTTGCGGTAGCATTTTAATGATTCCGTCTATTAAGCTAGTTAAAACTTTAACACCAGCTTCAATAATCATAGGTAAATTCGCTGTAATGGCTTCAATTAAAGTTGTAATGACTGTAATAATCGCTAAAGCAATCATTGGTAAAGCTTGTGTGATTCCTGTAATTAATGAAACTAATAAATTTATTCCCATTTCAATTAACTGAGGTAAAAATGA